GCCGCCCACCGCCCCGATGGCTGTGCCGATACCAGGCACAATCGAGCCGATGGCTGCACCTGTCCCCGCGCCCTTGAGCGCGGCGCCGCCGATATTGCCGGCACTATTGCCGCTGTGGTTCTGATTTACAGTGCCCTGTAGCAGGCCGCCGGTCACATTGCCAAGCATGCCCCACGGCCCAGACGATCCGCCGACCGACGCACCGATGCCGCCGGCACTATTGAGTTGGCTGCCGACTTGCGCGCCGGTCGTCGGTGTACCGTTTGCGTTATGGCTCGCGCTCACGACGTGCTCCCCGGCTTAAGCTTTTGCAGCAGTTGAAGAAGTGAATTTCCCCCCGCGCTTCCGCCGGCAGCCACGTAATCCATAATTGGGACCTGAAAGTTCTGCGCTTGCAGCCGCACACCACCGCCGGCGCCGCGCGCACCGCCACTCGTTGAGGTAGTCGGTGTTCCGAGTGCTTTGCTTGCCGAGCCAAGGGCGCCTTGCATGCCCTGTAGACTCGGCAGGCCGCCCGACCCGCTCGAGAATCCATAGCTGTTCGACCCGGCATCCTGAGTCGGAAGAGACATGCCAGAACCGACGCCCGAGAGCCCCGCAAACGAGTCTCCGGTGCCGCTGCTGAAATCGCTAGGCATCGTGAATCCGAAGCTGTTCGAACCCACTCCCGAGCTACCGCTGGAAAACGCGCTGCCGAGATCGGCCATGCTGCTTGCGTCGCCACTTGAACTCATCACGACCCCTTGAGCAGGCTGGCGACACCCAGCCCGGTTTGACCGATCCCAAGCAGCGTGGCGAGCGAATTGCCGCTGCCAGCGGTGGACGTCTGAGTGGTGATACCGGCGCCACTGCCGAGCGCGCCCGAAAGAGCGCTCGAAAGAGTCGAAAGGTTCGAGTAGGGCTGGTTCACCTGGTTGTACCACTGCTGATACAGCGCGTTGAGTTGATCCTGGTTGTTGGTCTGCGTAGCCGTGCCGCCGGTCAGCTGGTTACCATAGAGGCTCGACGCCGCGGTGTTGGCCGCAGTGGATCCGTTCAGCGCATTGGCGATATTGCTCTGCTGGTTGTTGTAGTTCGAGCTCGCTTGCGTGTTGTAGGCCTGATTCGCACTCGTGCCGACAGACTGATTCGCCAGATTCACGGCGTTTTGCTGCGCGGCATTCTGCGAAGCGACACCAGCGGCCGTGTTGTACGCGCTGTTGTACATGCTCGCGGTGTTGTTCGAGAGGTTTTGCGCGAGGGTATTCTGGTTCGCAGTCGTCGCCTGTTGCTGCGCGCTGCCACCGAAAGCACCGGCGTTCCGGAACTGCGACATCGTGTTCGCAGCGGTCCCGTTTATGTAAGCGTCCGTGATCTGCTGATTCGACGCCGCGACCGTTTGCGCGAGATATGGATTGTTCGACGGATCGGCGTAAGAGTCAGCCGCCGTCGACGCGTTCACATTCCCGGTGTACGGGTTCGTGATGGAATAGCCGTTCGCATTCCCAAGCAGAGAGTTGTAATAGCTCTGCGCCGCGCTGGAGGTGTTCGCCTGATTGCCAGCCGCGCTCGTCAGCCCGGAAATTGCACCGGTCTGCGTGCCGTTCATATCTGCAACGGTCTGGCCGGTGTACTGCGGCGTGGTCGTGTTCGACAGATCAGCGCCACGCTGGAGCAATTGCTGGGCGTAAGGCTGCGCCCACCCTGGCAGTTCCTGAGTCGTGGTCGTGCTTCCGCCGCCACCGCCGCCGCTTGACTTTCCGCTCACAAAAAACAAACACGGCCCACCCCCGAAGGGATGGGCCGTCTGTGACGATAGGCTACTTGCTGGCTAGAATTCTAGCCACAAGTTTAGGAATGTCAACGAAATCGAATCTAGATCACACGTGAGTCGCGAAGGATCAGATATGCCAGTAGACCGGCCACCGGGCCGCCGGCGATCAGCGTAACGACTACGCTTTTCACCAGGAAAAGGACGATGCCGAGAACCACCAGTACCATCAGGCAAACGCCCAGACCCTTCGCGAAAGACACGGTCACTCGCGCGCTTTCCTTTGCCGTCACCGCAGCGCCAGCTAGAACGTCACTGGGACGCCGCAGGTAATAGGCAAGAAACCCGAGGCAAATGATGACGATTACGACGAACGGAATTGGCAGATCGGACATGGAGGTTTCCCCGGTGCATCGTTGGAATTCGTATCCGAATAATAGACGAACTCACGCTGCGTTCAAGGGGTCAACCTCGCATTCAAACGTGACATGCCGTTGTCTGAAGCCGTGCCGCGGCGCGACCTTCTCCCAGCCGCGCCGCGAAGAACCGAACGTCAGTTTGAGCGCCGGGAGCGGCGTCGCGTTGCGCGCGATCGTCATAAGATCGTCTCGAAAGACCGACATCGGATCGAAACCGGGCCGGGCGTAGAGTAACCAGATATGCAGGTCGCGGCCAAGCAGCCGCAGCACCATCCAGCCGATGCGCTCGCCATCGACGTGCAGCAGGAAGAGCGTGGCCTCGCCTGCTCGACACATCGCGTAGGCATCTTCCGGAATAAATCCGTCTGGCGCTTCCACGATCGCGACTTCGTCTCTGATCAGCGGCCATACTCGCTGCAGGTTCGCAGGCGCAATCGCCTCTAGTTTCCGGTCAGGAATCGACATTGCAGCCATGTTCCAGGTGCTCCGGCCGTGACGCAGACCCAGCCGAATATGATGTACTTCGCACCAGCAGCGCCCAACTCGGCTGGCGTGCTGTTGCGCACGAAATCGCCAATCGCATACGTCGCGACGGTGCCAGTCGGAGCGGCTGTTGCGGCATTCGTCACGCCCGAAATCTGCCCTTCAGACGCGGCATTGAGTTGCTGGATGATTGGCTCCATTGCGCGCTTCAGGGCCGCAAGCAATGGCGGGATCGTCGCGGGCGCACCGAGAGTCCAAGGTCCGATGCGCATCAGATGCTCCCTGCTGGTGACGTCCGCGGCACCGCGCCGAGGATTTCATGGTTGCCGGTGAAATTGAGCGTGATCTGCGCATAGCGACACGCGAAGTCGGCACCTAGCTCGCCATCGTACATATCGCCCAAGGCCTGCGCCGTCGGCGTGCCGCCGAGCGACGACAGCGCGGCTGCACTGCCTTTGCACGTGGCCGGCTGCGACCCGAAGCGCGGAATCACGCCTTCAACGAACATGTAATCGCTGTCGTCGCCGAACCATCCGCTCGTGAGTGAACTGTCGGTCGCCGCGCCGCTTAGCGATTGCAGCGTATGCGTGGTATCGATGATTGCCGGGAGCTCGCTCGCCTGGCTCCAGAACGAGCTGTTATACGGCACCTGCGGCAACGTATCCCACGTCGACACGCCCGGCAGGCTGCCCAGCGAATCCCATGTGATCTGGCCTGAGATATACACCACGGCCGCCTCGATCTTCGCGTCGGCGCGGCCGAACTTGCCAGTCCGGTAATTCAGCACCAGACACTTGTCCGGAGATGCGCCGACGGCGTTCGTCGAACAGAAATACCAGTAGACCAGCGAGTTTTCCTTGTCGTGATAGCTCTCGATCCGATCGCGATAGAGTTGCGACCAGTTCGAATACAGCCAGTCTTTGACCTCGTCGCCGATCGGGTTGACCGCAGATCCGTCGAACTCATACACCTGCGCATCGCTGCCAAGGAAAACATGACGCGTGCCGATCGGAACCACTGCCTCCTGACACGGCGTCCCGATGATCGGCGAAATCTGGTTGAATGCCCAGATGACCGGCGCGCCCTGATAGGTGCCGTAGAACATCGAATCTTTCTTGTACGCGACGATGTTCGTGCCGAGCACCCGGCCGGCGGTGATTTTGCCCGGAGTATCGATGATGATGCCCTTCTCGCACTGCGTCGCGACGCTCGGCGTCCAGATCGTCTGATCGTATAAGCCGCTGCAAGTCCAGCCATTTGGTCGGTGTCCATCGGTCGTGTCGGTCGTGTCGAACGCAAACACGAAACCTTGCGTCACTTCGATGATCGACGCGGCCGGCGCACCGGGGATAGCCGCGAAGTTGCCGACGCTGATCGATTGCTGAAGCGGATCGGCGCCGTTGGATGCGATCGTGGCGTTACCGAACTGGCAATAGCGCCAGCGGTTCGCACCACCGGTGTATGCCGCTCCAGAGACGTCGTTTTGCGCCGAGCCGACGACTTCATACAGCCTGGTCGCCGTGCCGACGATAGTCCGGTACGCGCCCGACAGCAGCTCGGCGGTCGCAGCGCCAGTGACAGCATCTGGAAACGGCGCCGCACCGATTGGAGACGGCGCGGGTGCAGCCTTCATGCCCCGCAGCGTCGGCACCATGTTCATGCAGTCGAGCACTGCCCCGGGTGTGGTCGGGTCAACGCTTGGCGTGAACCCGCGAAACGGAATGGTCGCAGCCATCAGCCAGCCCGCATCACAAGGGGTTGATCTTCCGGCGTCTTGGCTTCGCTGTCATCGTCGATGAAGTCTGCAATAGCCTGGTCGCGGCGAGTCATCCACTTCTGCTGCGACGTTGCATCGCGGATATAGTCCGCTGCTTCCGCCAAAGCGCCCCACAGGTAAATGTCCGGCGCGTCTTCGAGCAGCCAGTTAGACGTGTTCGAATCGGATAGAGGCTCGATCGCGATGTAGTACTCGATGAACAGCTTTTGTCCGAGCTGCGGCACGGTCAGGCGAAGCTTGTCGCCAAGGATCTGGAAGCCGCATTCGATCTTGCGCACGTCGCTCGACGGCGGAAAAAAGCCGACCGGGCGATCGTTGTATTTCACCGCGATGACCCGCCCCCAATCTGACGGCAGCGCAATCAGGTTCACCGACGGCGTAATCGAAAAGCTTTCACGACGCGCGCGCGTCTTGATCTGCCGGTCGAAATTACGCTCGGCAAGCATGATGAAATCCGGGAACAGCGTCGCGAGATCGGGGCGCTTTAACCACTTCCCCATCGACGTCTGCAAGTCAGCATACGATGTGATCGACATCAGGACCTCCCGCAACCAGCGTCAAACGCCATAATCTCGCCACCGGTGAAAACGTCATACAGCGAGGCAATCTCGACGGCCTCGCGGGCGCTGCGACCGCAATGCATGGCCGCAATCGCAAAATCTCGGCCACTGCCAATAGCATGGGATCGCTCATGAATCGGAAGGCGGATCAATGCTTCCTCGAGCCTGAACGCCTCGCCAGTCCGCGTCACGAACAGACCCGCGAAATCATCCGTTTTCGGCATCTGTGTGGTCATGTGTTCAAGCCAATCTTTTACGGCGCACACCTGCCCATAGTCGCCCGATCCAGCGAAAAGCGAGCCGTCAGACAACACGAACATTTTCACGGCCTTGTACGGCATACCGCTCGACGTCGCCTGAGTGTCTGCCGCCAGCGTCTGGCCGTCCCACGCGATCGTCGTCATACCTTGCCCGGCGCCACGCGGAAATAAGCCATGCCCGGATCGTTGCAGATCGCCTTGATGTGCGCCGGATCGCGAAAGAACTCCTGCCACGTCATGCCGCGCGTGTAGCAGTACTGTTCGATCACGATGCCGGGAATGTTCGCGACGTGGCGCATGTCCTTGTCGCCGAACTGCTGCGTCGCGCGCAGCTCGGCGTTGTGATCGAGCAAACCGTCGAAGCGCGCGGTGTGCACTACGACCGTTTCGTCTTTGTCCGGGTTCGCGATGAATTCGGTCGTCGAGTGCA